AAAATTAGACGATTTTGTACATAACGTTTATATTGCATTTGCAAGAAAATTATACTCAAATATTTATTTGTTTGAAAAAGATATTATGCCTCTGGAATATCAAAAAAATATGCGTGAGGCTGAAATAATTTGCCGAGAATGTATTTTAAAAGTTATTCGCGATTCTATGCCAATTGAACAAATTTTACGAGCTTATATGGATGAAAGTGTTCACGATGAAATTGTTGAAGAAACATTAGAAAAGCAAGTTACCGAGGATGAAGCCATTGATATGATTGAAGAAGCTAAGAAAAACAATGAAAATAGTGAAAAAGAAAAAGATTTATCTATTAATAAAGTTGGTTCAGTAGATAAAGATAATGAAGTCACCGTTGAAGAGCCAAAATTATTGAAAAATGGTGATATTGCAAAAGATGCTATCAAAGAAATGACAGATTCTATTAAAAATGATGAGAAAAGTCTTGCAAATATTGTAGCTGATGCTGCTGTTCCCGTAACGGAAGACAAGATTGAAATATCTACAGCAACACCAGTAGCAACACCAGCAGTAGCAACACCAGCAGTAGCAACACCAGCAGTAGCAACACCAGCAAATGAAGTCAAATTAACAATTGAGGCAAAACCAATAATACCTATTAAAACTGCTATAGATAATGATGCAATTCCCATTGCTCCAATAAAATCACCCAGAAGCAGTATTTCTTTTTCTGATGATGATCAGGTATTGGATATGGGAACGAATAAAAAAACGACTGTCCACGCACCTAAAACTGAAGCACGCTTAGATAAAATTAGTCAAATTTCAAATATGCGACGAAAACAAGAAGAAGAAGAAGAAGAAGACGATGATGAAGATTTTGACGATGATGGTCCATTAAAAATAGGTGGAAGTAATATTACTTTAGATGTTACAGATATACAAGATATTTCAAAAGATTTGAAAATTAACAAAAATCCTATTTTAGATGATATAGAAGTTTTAGCATAAATATTGCGTATAATTAATAATATTTTACTATTAATTATATAAAATGAATAAAACAATTTTATTTAATGGTTTTATTATAAGTTTCTTATTTTTAATTGCAAAATTTATTGAGATGCGTTTTGTGACAAAAGAAAATGTTCCACCAAAAGTATTAGTGAGGGATGCTCTTTTAGTATATGGTGCGGTCATTATATCACATTACATAATGGCACAACTTAATAATAAATCTACAAAAGAATTTGTTGAAGTATTCACCGATAGTCCTTCCTTTTAATTTTTTATACTTATGAAAAGTATAAAAAATTAAATATACGTTGGCATTTTATCAATATTTACAATGGGTGCCTTTTTCCCTATTTTTTTTCTACTAGATAAAAATTGTTTAAATAAAGGTCTTTCCAATTGTGCTTTTGGTGTATGTTTTGAACATTTTCTTGAAATCATCTTATATAATTTAAAATCAGGGTATCTTTCTTCCCCATTAGATTTATATAAAATATTTTTACCATTATCATCGTGTACCCATTCTTTTATAAGTCGTGCAATGGGATTATTTATCTTTTCATTTATATCAGGAATAAAATAATCAAATAATGAACAAGCTAAACGCGTTAAATCAAATCCTTTATTTGGTTTCAATTCAGGTTTATTTTTATTTTTAAATACTGTAAAATTATATTGTCCTGCTGCATCACCCGATTTAAAAAAACTATCGCTTATTATTTCTTTTCCTTTAAAAGTATATATTGATCTTCCGTAATCTATAATTTTATATAATTTTCCATATGTCGGCACTTTATAGTATCTTCCACCATAATAATAATTAAGATACTTTTTTTCAGTTGAATTAAACATAATATTATTTGTATGCAAATCATTATGTGTAAAATTAAATACTTTCTGATATGTTAATAATATCATAACAATTTGAAATAAACAAGATATCCATTCTTTTTTGGAAAGTTGTAATTCAATATCCTCCACACAATCATCCAACGTTAATTCCATTTTTTCTAAACAAATAATTTGACAAGGAAAATTATAAATGTATGCATAAATACTTTCATTTATACTACTATATTCTGATTCCTCTTCGCTATCATCTTCATCACCTTCACTATCTTCATCATCTTCACTATCTTCATCACCTTCACTATCTTCATCACCTTCACTATCTTCATCTTCGTTGTCTGTATTTGATATTCTAGAAGAACATTCGCTGTTTGTTTTATCATTTTCACTGTTTGATTTATCATTTTTATTGGGTTTTGATTTAATTACATTTCTTGAATAATCAACATTTTCTACCAATGATTGTAAATCATTTATTTGTGTTATCTCATTCATTTTATTTACATTTTCAATTGTTAATTCTTGAAAAACAGTATTGAATACATCTTTCGGAAATTCCTCAATTTCAATTTTTTCATTTCCTTTAATGTTTATTCTCATACGATTTTTTCTTGTATCATCTTCTAACATACTTTCATCAATGACATCTGTTTCAAATAAAACATTTTGATTATTGTGAAAATATTCATAATCGTATAAATATTCCAGATCGTCTGTTATATCTACTTGAAATTTATCCTTTATTCCCAAAAAAGAACCATAAAAATCTATGCCGTGTGGAAATTTATAATGGTGTAGTAATTGACTTGATAAATAAGAGAAAAAAGAATCAGTATAAGCACAATTGTTACAACACTCCATTTTTTTTAAGACATCTTTATTTGGATTAAGTTTAGGAAGATTTGTAATAATATTATGAGATAAATCTTTATATTTCCCTGCCATAAATTTAGTTACATCCAATAATGGGGAAAATTTAAAAAAAGATTTAGATGAAACTTTATTTTTACTATTATCATATAATGTCACATCATAAGTGTTTTTTTCTTGATTATCACTTTTAATGTTATGAATATTATACTTATGATTTAAATTAATGGCGTTATGATTACTTTCATTTAATGAAAAAAATCTTGAATAAATGGGGATAAAATTCTTAATGTTTTTTACTTTATTTTCTGATTTTTCAGAGAGATAGCTAAATAATTTTGAATTATCATTCTTTTTATAATAAATATCAAACATTATGTTTTATTTAATCAATATTATTTCTTATTTTTAACTTATAAATTTTTTTTAATGTTTTTAAAAGATAGAAAAAAATATTCGCGTTTTTAAAATAAATAATTTACTCTTTCTTAAATATAACATGAATCTCGAGCTAAAAAAATTTGATATGCGAAAAATTAGTTTTGATCCTAATTCAACACAAGGTCCAGTTATTGTTTTAATCGGAAGACGTGATACAGGTAAGAGTTTTTTAGTTAGAGACTTGCTTTATTATCATCAAGATATTCCCATCGGGACAGTTATTTCTGGAACTGAAGCGGGTAATGGTTTTTATGGTAAACTGGTACCAAAATTATTTATTCACGATGAATATAACAGCGCTATTATTGAAAATATATTGAAAAGACAGCGGATTGTTTTAAAACAAATTAAAAAAGAGAAAATTGCTTATGGAAAATCCAATATTGACGCGCGTGCGTTTGTTATTTTGGATGATTGTTTATATGATAATGGTTGGGCGCGAGAGAAAGTTATGCGTTTGTTATTTATGAATGGTCGTCATTGGAAAATTATGCTAGTGATTACGATGCAATATCCGCTTGGTGTACCGCCTAATTTACGTACCAACATTGATTATACTTTTATATTGCGCGAACCTTATCTTACAAATCGCAAACGTATTTATGAAAACTATGCTGGTATGTTTTCAACATTTGAATCATTTTGTCAAGTAATGGATCAATGTACAGAAAATTACGAATGTTTAGTGATATCCAATAATGCAAAATCTAATAAATTGGGTGATCAAATTTTCTGGTACAAAGCATCTGCACATAATGAATTCAGATTGGGCTCTAAGGAATTTTGGGAAATGTCTAAGGATCTCAATTCTGATGACGAAGAAGGCGATGATTATGATCCAAAAATGGGACATAAGGGACCTAGGATTAATGTGAAGAAGAACAAATGGTAATTTTTTATACTTTTTATGAAAAGTATAAAAAATTATAAAAATATAAAAAAATTAAAATTTCGGGGGGTTACCATAATAGCAATCCATATTTCGTCCCTTTGAACGTTGTCCATGAATAACAACCCATTTTCCCTCAATTTTTTTTAGTATACTTGTAAAT